AGGCCATCGGCGACATCGTGGAGATATTCACCTACGGCTACGGCATTGAGTCAAAGCAGCGACTGGCCTTCCAGAGCCTCGAAATGACGCACTACGTCAAGCCGTACATCCACCTCAACGAAACGGAGCTGATTACCAACCTCTCGGCATCGGTACAGAACGGCTACCTCTCCAAGCAGACAGCCTCCGAGAAGTCACCGTACTCTACGCCGCAGGAATGGGATCGCATCTGCAAGGAACAGAAGTACCTACAGTCGCAGGAACTCCTTCTCCAAGAGCAGAAGCTGCAAATACAGTCGGATATCCATATCGAGGAGGAGGAAGCTCTCGCTGAAATACAAGCAAACGCCGCGGCGCAAGCAACAGAGGCAAGTATGAATAGCAACACGCAGTCTGGTGGCACTAAAACAAAGAAAGCACGCTCGCGCAGAGGTAGTGTTGCAACAGGTCGCGGACGGTCATCTGACGGAACGTACCAAGGCGAAGGCTATGATCGTTGGGGGAATAGAGACGGCAAGAATGGCTGGGAAGAGTGGAATCGCACCCATTAGTTCAATTAGAACCATCAGTAAATGACTCCAATCACAATCCACCTCGACACATCCCGCTACGTCGCTCCAACAGAGGACGACATACGCAAGGCGAAGCAGTACATACTTCGTCGCAGTGAGGTTGCCAACGAACTAGCCGACATCGCCACCGACCTGCTGACGGATGCTGCCGTGAAGATTGTTGAAATTGCATATAAGTACAATATCCCAGGCAACACTTTTACTATTGGAGCATCGCCAGAACAGCAGAACGAAATCAATGCTGTCATGGATGATTTAGAGGAAAAACTTCTTGAACTACTTGAAGGAACAATACTCGACAATCTGAAAAACGACGATGGAACACCAATATCCATAGAGCGACGAATGGCATTGCTGGCATTCATGCTCTCACTCGGACACAGGAACCAGAATCTACGCTCCACGCTCTTCAACTATGAATGGCGGTTCTTATATGACCTCGAAGCGGCTATTGCATCTCTCAAGCTTGCTGGTGTCGATTTACCAAATGCCATCACAAAAATCCGCTCACACATCGCTTCCATCTACACCATGAGCGAGGTGCAGGCCGCTATCCGTCGACAAAACAACGTCATGGCAGAATTTCTACGTACCGCAGGCGTACCACACAACCCAGACGGCTCACCGAACCTACAAGGCGTACCGCGTGAGGGCTTCAACGCCATCATCAACTCCATCCGCATCACCAACGACATCGTATGGGGACACAACCAGCTACAGAACTTCATAGAACAAGGAGCGGTCGGTTATTATCAACTAAGAGGCAGCACATACCCGTGCCGCGTTTGCGATGAGCAAGTTGGATTCCATCTCGGCCTCATTGACGCAGATGACCTTCCACACCCCAATTGCATGTGCTTTAGAATCCCCATCTTTGAAATTCCGCAATAAAAATATGACTATGGCAACTCAACAAGAATATTCCAACGCACTCAGAAAAGAGGCAAGACAGCACAACGTGCCCATACAGACGCTGATTATGGCAGACCTTATGGCAATAGGCTACAGCAAGTCAGATGCATACTTCATCGCATACAACCCGCGAGCATACACCTCAACGGCAATCAAGACGCAGCGAGACGCTATCGCCGAGACAGATGCCTTCGACGAGCTGGTACAACAGCGCACGGCCTCACACCGCGACCTCAGCGTGAAGACCGAGGAGGTGGAGATGATTACCGACGTGGAGGTGGCCAAGGATATCCTCACCTCGGCACGCAAGCAGCCAGTAGGCTCGAAAGACCGCGCCGACCTCATGGCCAAATACTACGACATCACCAAGAAAATCGGTATGAATGCCGACGGACAGGAGGTTGTCCGCGTATGGCTACCGCTCACCTGTCATATCTGCCCGTTCTACAAGAAGAACACCAAGAAGGAATAGCCACATTCTCAATCATACACTTCTTATTTACTCAGAACGGGGTGACTGAATTTACAGCCATCCCGTTCCTTCTTAAATAGCAAAAAATTATATGAACGAGTACACCCTCACGGGCTTATTTCTCTTCCTCGGTACCTGATGCATCATCTTTCTCCTCCATAGACAGCACCTGAGCGGCTATCTCGGCAGCATCTTCGGCCTCGTCAGCGGAAGCACCCTCCTTCGCGGCATTCTCCTGCTGCATCTTCTGCACATCGGCATACCATTTCAGGAATCCCTCGCAAATCTTCTTCACCTCGTCCATCAGGTCTGCATGACCAGGACCAGTCTCAGGACGGTAGCCCTCCTGCAGAAGCTCAGGCTTCAGGTACGCATGGCCTACCATCGCCACACCCCGCTGATAGAACCCGTTGGCAATAGCGCACACAAAGTTCATATTAGAGATGATGGTATGCAGGAACTCCTCGTTACCCTCCTTGTAGCACTGCTCAATCATCGGATAGGCAAGATACGTCTGCGGAATCTTCACAGCCCACGTGCCTGCCATGTCGGAGATGCGGATAGTGTCGACATCTACCTTGCCCTTCTTGCGCTCCTTGGCCTTCCCAATCTTGAAATTACCAATTCTAACACATCCCACATAGGGAATATTTCTTTCTTCTTCCATAGTCGCTTTATTTGTTTACAATCTCCTTACACTTATAGAACAACTCCAGGTCGATGCTATCCAGCACATCAACCAGCTCCACAGGCTCCACGCCCTTCTCACCCATCAACACGTCATAGCAACGCTCCATGTGCTGATGACACTTCCTGACCTCCTGACGAAGCTCGTCGACGGTCAATTCCTCCAGATTCTTAGCCATAGCATTACTCCTTTCCTTCATTAGGTTGTTCCTTCACAGCAGCCTTGCGGCCACGCTTCTTAGCTTCCTTCTGCTCGGCCTTCTTGCGCTCAGCCTCCTCAGCAGCAACCTTCAGTTCCTCTTTCTTCTCGGCAGCGGCAATACGCACCGCCTTCAAACCATTCTGCACGTCCTTCAGCTCCATACGCTTCTGACTCTTCTTCTCTCTACCAATAATAATTGCCATAATAATAAAATATTTAATTGTTAAACATCAAAAATCACTGTATCTTATAAGGAATATCCACATCGCTGTACACACACCACACGTTCCCCACGTTAGCACGCTTGCGGTCATAGCCGAGGTTCCGCAAGTCCCTGCCGAACTGCTGCATCGACACAGCAGCTATCTCTATCTGCGCACAGTAGTCCACATAGTGATTGTAGAACTGCGAGGCCAAGAGCATCTTAGGCTTCTCACGCCAGTTGCCGGCACTCAGCGTACTCCTATAGCCATTGTCTCTCAGGAATACCTGCACCGTCCTGCCGTTCTCTATCAGCGTCTCACGCTCCTCAACGGCACTCTCGCTCGTGGCCGTCAGCCTGTACCCGGCACCCACGAACTTCTTATAGCCGTCCATCATCCAGTTACGGATACCGCTGTACTCCTTCGCCAGCTCGTTCGACAGGTTCGGATTCCTATCCATCTCCCTCACCGTTGTCTTGAACTTGATGAACAGAAGCCTCCTCGCAATGGCCTCGTCCAAATTCCGAAACGCAGGCTTCTGGTTCATATTGAATATCAGGTACGGAATGTCATACGCCGTATCCACGTCCTTATACAGCCGCTTCACCACCTGCGGCTCACCAGAACACAGCGCCTTGAACGCATCGGCACTGCCACCGATGGCATCGGCCTGAATCTCCGTACAATAGTTAAACGTCTTTCCCACTATCTCACCAAGGAAACGAGCACGAGAGTCTGCAGTACCACCAATTAAAGAACTCAGACCAACACTGCTCACATTCTCCTTACCAAAAACACCCAGCACCGTATCGAAGATAACACTCTTACCATTAGCTCCAGGGCCAACCAACCATAGCGTGCTCTCCACCTTCCTACCCATCAGCTTCCTGTCAACACAACCCAAACCCAAATACTTCTGCAACAAATCCCTTTGACTCGGAGTCAGAACACTACACAGAAAACTATCCCACGTAGGACACTCTGCCTTCGGATTATAGTCATACGGCAACAGACTCGTCACCTCCATCCTATCAGAGAAAGGATGAAACACAGGAACAAAAGGATTCGTAAAATCCCAAACACCATTCCTAAAACCAACCAAGCTCTTATTGACTACCAACGGATTCAGCTTAGAAGCACTCACAGCCTCATTATATATCTGATACTGAAACTTAGGCCAGTCACGCTTGATAGTCCTACTATCCAAAGCACCCAAACTCCTGTCAGCCAAAGCAGCACGCAAAGACTGCTTCAATACAACCTCTGGACATGGAACCCATACCTGACCAGCAAAAAAGTAAACACCACCACACCAACTCTTCAACATTCGTTTGCATACATCACTCACAACCATCATATAACCATATAAACGGTCACTCTTGTCAGCATAGCAACACGAAGCCTTCAACTTCCTTTTATCCAAAGACTTCGATAAATCCTCGGACAACATCTCTATCATTCTATCTGAATCATTCGCCATAAATCATACATTTTCGTTCACAAATAATCAAACCATTGATAATCAGATACTTACAATACAAGCCTTAGTTCATTTCTCCCCTATGTTGATATATTACTACTCCTACTAGAAACTTATCTTTTTTATATTTATATATATATTTATTAAAAGAATATTAATAACATACACATCATACACTAATGCAAAGGTAAATGCTTGAAAATTAACACGCAAGAGAATTTTAACAAATCTGCAAAAAACAAACGAAAAAAGTCTCATAAACTACACTAAATACCCAATTTAACATTCATAAACACCAAAACATACCCTCAAATACATACCAAAAATGAAAAACTACACTCATTTAACAAAAAAACGTGTATGACACTCAAATACCAGTAAACAAAGATATTCCCAACAATTGTTAACGACATTTTAACAAGTGTTGCAATGTCTAAATCCTGAGAAATGAAAAATTAAAATGAAAAAATTAAAAAATCAAAAATTTTTGTGAGGAATGACAGCGCAACATATATATGAAAAAAGGGGACTGGGGGCGTATAAATACGTAACTTTTTGGCAATAATGTAACATTATTGCAAATCTTTGGGAATTCCTTTATTTACTGGTGTTTCCGGAGATTTGCAGGGGGTTTTTCACCCCTTTTTTCACCTTTCTTTCCTTGGATTTTAGATCTCTTTTTTTTCTTTACAATTATTTTATGATAAAATATGGAAAAAGTAACTTTATTGCAAAATGATTGTTTTACCTCTTATTTATTCCGAACTTTGCACCGACAAAAATCATTTATTCACCTATTAATATTAATGAATTATGACTACAAAGGTAAAAGGTAGCACCGCCAAAAGGAGTGCAAGAAAGGTAAATGCAAATGAGTTGCAAAATGTTGTAAATGCTGGTGCGGCTGTTGCTGCTCCTGCTGGTGTTGGTGTTACGGCTGGCGGTGCTGGTCGTGGTTCGGTTCTTCCTGCTGTTGGCTCTATATATAATAAGGTGCGCCAAAGTAGCGACGACCAAATAAATGCTGCTGTTGCTCGCGAGTGTTGGGACTATGCGAAGTTAAAGAGCGCCCTTTGTGGTTGCTTCGCGGCTCCGGAGTGGTCGGGCGCTGCCGCTGTTCGTGCTGCTTTGGCTGGCGTGCCTGGTATGACATTAGAAATGATAGAGGGCGCAGTGATGGCTGCTGCCCGTCGTTCTGGCGTGGATCTAACTCCTCCCGTCTGCCGTATTGGTGACGTGCTGGCGTTAATTCACGGTCGCTATTCTGGTGCGTGGTCGGCTGTCGTTGGTTGCCCTGCTGACGAATTAACGGCAGACGTATGCAAGGTGTATAACGCAGAGGGTGTTGTGCTGTCAGATATTGATTTGTCGGGAACTGCTTGCCAGATTATTACAGACGTATTGAGTTACCGTTATGTCGTTGCCGCTCGTCGTGCTGCCGCGTGGTCTGCTGCTATACTGATGAATGACGCGGTAAAGGGTTGTCACGCTGCGGGTGTTGCCTGCTATGCTGCAGGTTTAAATGAAGATGAGGCGGTAACGCTGGCGGCTGGTCGTGTTCGTGCCTATTACGCTGCAGAGCGTGAACGCGAGCAAATAAGAGCAACAGAAAAACACAACGCCCTCATTGACGTGGCAGTGCTCGACGTTCTACTGGTGGACGCTCTGGCCGCTGGCCGCTATCAGTTGGCAGACAAAATACGGGGCAAACGTCGTAAAGCTCTTGCCGTCGCTGGTGGTCGCAAATAGCCTCTTTTCTGGCCTGCTGGTGGCTGGCGCTGCTGGTGGGCTTCCCGTGCTTATGGTTGTTACCTTGACGCGGTGCACGGGCTTTTCACTAAAAACGACCAAAACAAACAAGGAAGTAACGCTGAACAGTTGCCCAAACTGATAGCCTCTACCCTTGCGAAAGTTGCCAAAAAGCGCTTATATTGTGGGCTTGTGCTGGCTGCTGCTTTCGCCCTCCGTGCTCCCTGCTGTCAATTCCTTTGAACTGCTGGTGCTGGTCGTCGCTGTTGTTGGGCTGTCGGCTGGCGTTGGTGCTGTGGTTGCTGTGGTGGTGGTGCTGGTGCTTCATGACGTGCTTTTGTTGTGTTCGTCTGTTGCGCTGGTGCTGGTGCTGTGGTGGCTGTCGGTGCTGCTGGTGGTTACGTGGTTCGGTGGTTGGGGTTGCTTCCTGCTGGTGTTCCTGCTGTTGTGTGGCTGGTGCTGGTTGTGTTGTCAGCTGTTAGGGTTGCGCGGTTGTTTTTCCTGCTGTGGTGCTTCTGGTGCTGTGCTGGTGGTGCTGCTGTGGCTGTTCGCTGGCTGTTCGTGTTCGGACTGATGACTTGCGGCTGTCT